AAGAATGCTTTTATCTGCCACGGATGTGGCGTAAAGGGTGATGTATATTCCCTAATAATGTACAAAGAAGGTGGTGATTATCGTGAGGCTCTCAAGTTTGCAGCGTCAGTTCTTACTACAGGCAACACAGAGGTACGCCAGCAAGATAGAACTCGCAAAGGATTATCTATCAAGCCGTCATCTCTCGGTAGAAGAGGCAAAAACATTTCACTTGGGGGTGGTAGAAGACCCACTTCCAGGACATGAAGCGTACAAAGAACGCCTTGCTATCCCATACATTACACCGTCAGGTGTAGTTGATATTAGATTCCGTGCAATGAGCAATGAAGACCCTAAGTATATGGGATTAGTTGGTGCTAAGACTACTGTGTTTAATACACAGGCTTGCTTCGTAGCAGATAAATATATCTGCGTAACCGAAGGTGAGTTTGATTGTATTATGATGTCAGTCAAAACTATGCACCCAACCATAGGTATTCCAGGTGCTAACAATTGGAAACCACATTACGCTAAGATACTAGATGACTTTGATGTTGTTATAGTTCTTGCTGACGGAGACCCAGCAGGTCTTGAGTTTGGTAAGAAGATTAGTAGAGAACTAGGTAATGTAAATATTATCTCTATGCCAGATGGTGAAGATGTAAACAGCATGATGATAAAGATGGGGAGTGAATGGCTTGACGGACGAATCAAAGAATGCGTTACCCCTGGACAGTAAGTTCTGGGACTATGCTCGTGATAACGGAGCATACATTGGTATCCCTGTATCAGATAAAAAGATGCTTAATATCGTGGGTGCACTTGAAGATATATACATAAGCATTATGGAAGACCCAGACGAAGCAATGGAATGTTTGATTATGTTAGGTGCTATATTTGTAGCCGCTAGTGAGGGTAGAGCCGATGAAATATGGGAAGAGTTTGCAGTACGTGAGTCAATGAAGTCCTTTGACCAAGACCTTAGGGAGATACTAAATGAAAAACCTTGAAGATGCTAAAGGAATTACAATAGAATTACTTACAATTATGTACAAGAAACACCAAGATTATGGTCCAATGAACATAGCAGGAGCACCAGGTGGTGCTATGAATGGACTACGTGTACGTATGTATGACAAGTTGGCACGACTATCCCACCTTGGGGATACCGACACGCCGAACTACGAAAGCGTAGAAGATACACTGATTGACCTTGCAAACTATGCCATAATCGGGTTACTAGTCCAACGTGGACAATGGGAAGGTTTACCCAATTCAAATGGCAGCGAAACAAAAACGAGTAGTAGTCCTCAGTGACCTACAAATACCGTATCAAAATAATGCAGTAGTCCAAGCAACACTAGATTTTATTCAGTATTATAAACCAGATGAACTTTGGTGTGTGGGTGATGAACTAGATGCACCCGAACCTAGCCGTTGGAACAAAGGAATGGCAGGGGAATACGCAGAAACGCTACAAGATAGTATTAATTTAACGCACGACACAATGGCTCGTTACCGCAAAGCACTAGGTAACAAGCCATTTTACATTCAACGCAGCAATCATACTGATCGTATTGATACTTACATACGCAAGTATGCACCAGCCTTTATGTCTCTTAAGTCTTTAGAGATTGAAGAACTACTAGGTTATGATAAGTTAAAAATTAATTACTTACATAAAATGCACGAGTTGCTTCCAGGTTGGGTCATGGCACACGGAGATGAAGGCGCACTTAACCGTGCTCCAGGGGCTACCGCATTAAACTTAGCCAAACGTTTAGGCAAGTCAGTAGTATGTGGACACACGCATCGCGTGGGTTTGCAGCATGAAACAACTGGCTTCTATGGTAAGACACATACATTGTATGGTCTTGAAGTTGGACATATGATGGATATAAAACAGGCTAGTTACCTAACATCAGGTAGTGCCAACTGGCAAACAGGTATTGGTATCCTTGTACAAAATGGTACTAAAGTAACACCATTTGCCGTGCCAATTGTTAACGGCGAGGTAATTATTCCGTAATGAATTATATTGATGAGTACAATGATTTGGTACAGACACTTGCCACAGAATATGCAAGACGCTACACAATGGTAGAGCGTGATGACATAGGGCAAGAGTTGTGGGTATGGTTTGTAGGACACCCACGTAAGTTTAAAGAGTGGTCTGAGTTAGAACAAAAAGATCGAGATAAACTTATCGCTAAATCGCTACGTAATGCAGCCCTTAAGTTCTGTGAAAAAGAAAAAGCAAAAAAAATTGGGTACGATATGTCCGATTTATACTACTATGACGTGTCAGTTATAGAGGTTTTCTTGCCTTCAATCATTGGAGAATCCTATGAAATACCCACAAAAATTAAAGACTTAGGTGGCACAGTCAAGACAAGTGAGATTTCAGATGGTAACAATTGGTTATCATTGAGATCAGACATAGCATCAGGTTACTACAAATTATCTGAAGCAAAGCAAAACATATTACGTTTACGATTTAGTATAGAACAACCTGACTGGACATTACTAGCAAAAGATATGGACAGTACACCTGATGGTGCACGTATGAAAGTGCAGCGTGCGATTACTTCTCTTATTAAACATCTAGGTGGATGGCGACCACAAACAGATGAGGACTCTAAAGTTGAATGACTTAAGAGGAGAGCCAGCCTTTGCATGTATATGTGGTTGTCTGATGTTTGAGATTACCGTTATGTGGGATATAGAAACAAGAGAAGTTATGTGGTATGACCTTGCGCAGAAGTGTAAGGATTGCGGAACTATAACAACAGCACCAACACCAATGGATTGGATGGATTGTGACTAATGCCTGCATACGATTTTAAATGTGAAACATGCACTACAGTTATAGAAACAAATGAAAACATAGCAACAATGTGTACCACTTGTAATGGAACTATGACCCGTGTATGGTCTAGCGTAGCCGTTAAGTTTAATGGTTCAGGATTTTATTCAACAGGGGGATAAATGTTTAGACCCAGCAACACACCTAACTGCGAGTCAACAGATACCGAATTGTTCTTTGTGCCAGATGGAAGTGGTACTTACCAAGAAATAAAAGCACTTAAAACTATTTGCAGTAATTGTTTAGTTCAAAAAGAATGTCTTGACTATGCATTAAAGCACGGTGTATCAGGTTACTGGGGTAACACTACTGAAGGTCAACGTAGTAAGTTACGAGAAGTATTTAATATCAAACCAATACCGCTATACTTAACGTACCAATAAAAAAAGACCCCCGCCAGGTAGGTTAAAGTACCTGAGCGGGGGCTTCTATTTTTATAAGTATTACTTCTTGGTAATACCAAACTCTTTTGCTGATGGGTCAAGTGCCTTAAGAACAGGACCTACAAGACCAGCAACAAAGGCTGATGCCAATACCTTAGGGTCGTGAACGCCAGTCATATATAGACCAACAGCCACTGCTGCTGCAGAACGTAGGTATGTTAAAGCAATCTGCTTAATTTTTTCTTGGTTCATGGGGATTCCTTTACTTTAGTTTCATTTTGATTACACGTGCTTTTACTTGTTCAGGTGTTTCTACTATCTCAAAGTGCATATCATCTTTGCGAGTCTTATAGGTATAGCCAGCGCGTAACCCATACTTCTTGCAAAGAATACTTAATACCTTACGTTGTTCAACAGTAAAGGTATTCTCCTTGCCAAGCGGATGCTTGACTGCATTCAGGTCTATTGCAGTACCAGATGAATGGTTAGACAAGTTATCTGTTTGACCACGAACCTGACGATATGCATATGACCAGTCATCAAACTCGCCTTCTTCAAGAGGTTCAACTTTAGTATGAAACTCAGCGGCAAATGCTGCTAATACTGGACCACATATCTCGTTGCACTGTAATCTAATCTTTGTTCCAGCAACAGGAAAATGTTTGATGTTAATTGCTTCTTTATCTTTAGATGCTACCCAACCATTTTGACTGTATTCAATTGTCACTTGTCATCTCCGTTGCGTAATGGATAAGTAACTGCCCATGCAATTAGTGTTCCAGCAATTGCATAGCCAACTACAGTTTTGGCTGAACCATCAAGGACAACCCAAGCAATAAACATGCCTAGTAAAGTCCATAGTTGTTCAACCATATCTCTGATTACTTTCTTCATGGTTTTCTCCTATAGGCTGCTGCTGCTCCTGCCATACTTGCTGCGTTAACCGCAGCCTGTCCAGCAATAACTGATGCGACAATGATCTTTTCTGATTCTTCTCTTTCTTCATCTGACATATCAGCACCGATGCTTGCAATTGCAAGAAGGGCTTGAGTTGGATCAGTAAAGATTGCTTCAATAAGGGCGGCTGGACTCTCAAGTACTACCAATGCAGCAGCAACTTCGGCTGTAATTACAACCTCATTGCCATTCTCATCTTCACGTACTTCAACTGGTGTTTCAGCAGGCAAGTCTTCATAGGTTAAGCCAGCATCTTGAATTGCTTGGGCTGTAACTGGCTCGCCTTGTGCTGCTTCAATGACCGCTTCTGCTATGACTTTTCGTTCTTCTGGTGTAGAATCTTCCGTAGCCACAACTGGTGGTTCAGGTTCTTCAACAGGAGGTTCAGGTGCAAGTTCAGGAGCAAGTTCGGGAATTACGGGAGCAAGAACTTCCTCAGCGGGAGGTTCTTCTGCCTCCACAGGAGGCTCTTCTACAGGTACAGGAGGTTCTTCCTCTTCTACGGGTGCAGGAGGCTCCTCAACAGGAGCAGGTGGCTCTTCTACGGGCACTGGAGGGGCTTCTGGCTCTGGCTCAGGAACAGGTTCAGGCTCTACTTCAGGTTCAGGCTGAGGCTCAGGTTCGGGTTCAGGAGTAGGCAATGGTGAAACAATTTCTGGTGGTGGTGGTACCACTACTGGTTGGGGCTGGATTACTACTACTGGTTCTGGCTGAGGTTCGGTTGGAACGGGTTCAGAAGGAGCAGTTGAAGTCTCGGAAGGAGCAGTAGGTGTCTCCACTATGGTTATTGTTTGGGTTTCTTGTGGGCTGGGTAGTGGCTCAGGTTCAGGAGAAGGCGTTAAAACAGGAGTTGCAGTCTCAACTACAGGAGTCGCAGACTCGCTTGGAGTTGGAGAAGGCGAAGGTTCGGGAGCAGCACTTGGCTCTGGGCTGGGACTTACAGTAGGGGCTGGTGCTATACCGTTATAGTATCTACCAACACCTGTGTAGTTATCACTGATGTAAGTAGTCCATTGACCAATAAATCCACCTTCACAAAACAATCTTGCAATGTCACCCTTACCATCAAAGTAAGTGTTGTCTGCATCCCAACCTGTAACTGCAGTATAAGTTTCACCAACAGGGTTAGCACAGATAATTGTTACATCTCTAGCCATTAACTCTGGTGATACTGCCTCTGCTGTAGGCATAAAGAAAAAAGAAGTTCCTAATACAAGAAACCAAACTGCAAGTAAACGGGGAAGTTTCACTTGTACCTTTCGGGTTAGTTAATCGTCATCCTCATCATCTTCATAAGGAATAAAAGTTGGGTCTTTACTTGGTGTCCAATCAGGTTGCGGATATGGTGCAGTACTCATTAGTTTTTCTCACATAACATTTTATAAATATCATCAACACGAGTTTCAACTCGATTTAACCTATCAGATACACTGCTGCCACCATTAGGTTTAAGTTCTACTAGATAATGCTTAACCATCCAGCGAATCATAAGTGCAAATGCACCTATTAAGGATGTAATTGATAAAGCAAATGCAGCCCAATCTTGTGGTGTCATAATGTTATACCGTTCTGATAGTTATATTTATAACCCCACCAAAGCCATCAAAGCGCTTATCAGGTGGTGTCATACGAGTGAATGTAACCTGCTGTATTACCGCTTGCTGTGATTCTCCTGTTGTCAGGTCTTGCCAAGTCAGAACATCGCCTGTCTTTTCAATCTCTTCTAGCAGTTTCATACGCTCAAAGGCTCTGCCTTCAAAGCCAACTACAGTATTAAATCTATCGGTTTCTATATCAAAACAGAAAACAGGAAACTGAATTATACGTTGGCGTGGTGTAGCAATAGTTGCTTTAGCCTGATAACCCTTAAAGGTTGGACCAGTAGTAGTATCTGTAGTATCACGATTAAATGTAAACTTATACGCAAGAAACTCTTGCGCTATTTCAGGTTGAGTTGTAGTTACTTCTACTGGGGCTACTCCTATATTATAACTAATATGGTCATATTGTGTTTCATTTCCAGATGCTTCTGTAACAAGAGATGATAAAGTAAAATCACCAGATGTAAATGTGCCACGTGCAATAAGACGTTTGTAGTTCTTGGGTTCTAGTGTAGAAAATCTAATCTTACCTGTAGTTATAGAGCCAGATGTTGATAAAACTGTAGTTGATTGAATTGCTATACCATTACTGCCTGATGTAGTAAAGGCTATTTGATCTGTATTACCTACAAAATCTACGCTAGTAGCATAGCCAGTAGCACTGCTGAGGTAAGTATCTTTAGCGTAAGCAAAACGTAAGGTTTCAATTTCTGAACTTAAGTCAACACGATACAAACCAGCATAACCATTAACTGTACCTGTAGCCCAAACAAATCTATCACGGAAAGCAAAATCACGAACACCATTAACATCTTCAAATATAAGTGGACCAAACTCTAAGTCACCAGTAGCATCTGAAATACTAGCCACACGCATACCTTTATTAGTACCAATCATTAATTTACCAAGATATGATTCAATCTTATAAACTATCTCGCCAATAGGCAATTGTGCTGCTACAATCCCTGATGTCAGGGTAGGCATAGAACCAGCAGCAGCAGTAGTAACAACAAACTTGTAGATGGCGGAGTTTCCGCCAGCATAACCAGCAGCATAGATAGCAGAACCACCTTCAGATATAGATGACCATATCCAAGCAGTATTAGGGTGTGTGTATACAGGTGTAGGTAGTGGAAGTGCACTACCAGTAGCACCAGTTAATTCATAAACAGAATTAGTAACAGCACCAACAAGACGTTGCTTAACCCAAGCAAGAGTAGCCCTTGTGCCAGTTACATAGTATTCAGTCCAACCAGTAGCGGCTGCGTTAATTGGACCTACATAAACGTGGTCGTTATCAGCAGCAAACAAACGTGTGCCATCTGTTACTACTGCAGTATCTAGTATGTTTCCTAAATTGGTAGGAGCATAAGTTGTTACAACGGTACCATCTGCTTGAAAAGATTTTATTGTAGTAGAGCCAGGAATATATCCAACAACTACGTCAGTAGTTGTAGATACTCCAGAGATAAGTTTATAGATACCACTGGTAACACCAGTCATATTGGCTGTCTGTTTAAGTAGAGTTGCCTGCCCTTTAGTCCACACATCCACATTGTCTGAGTCAGTAAAGCGATGAAGAACCGTTTCACCTGCAGATGGGTCGTAGAACTTAATACCTGTACCATTATGGAAAGAAGACTGGCTTCTTAGCCACCAACCAGTAAGCGACTGCTCACCTGGTTCTGCACCTGTATCTTGTTGTTCTTTATTAAAAGGTGCAGTCTGACGAATGTATGGGCGTTCATCATTGATAGCATAAAAGAATGGCAAGCCACCTACGGCTACATCATATGCTTCATTAGTGTTTTGCCAAGTAGAAGTAGATGAAACAATACCTAAATCAACAGCAATAGCACGACCAACACCAGCAGTTGCAGAGCCTCTACCTTCGGTTATATCTCTAGTTGCCACTGCATCTCCTTAGTATATTTGTTCTTCTGATTCATCTATTGCATCATCTATATCTCGTATTAACGGGACTAGGTCAGTTAATAAAGTATCCATTTATTCCTTAAATAAAAAACCCCGCCGTAGCGGGGCTTCTATTAATCTAATAGATTTTGTTTTATTTCTTTTAAAATTAAATCTTTCATGCGTGTGCGTTTAAATCTATCGTAACGTTCTTGCAACGTTGTACCCATACCCCACACTTTTGCAGTGTTAGAACAGGCACTTAGGTAAGAATCAATTGTCCCAGTCATTTTAAATCTTTGTATGTTAATCTTTTTATCTGTATTAAAATGAACATAAAATAAAGGTTCGCCTTCATTAAAATGAAGTTCGCCTTTCATATTCCACATCTGTAGTTCTAATGGGTATGGTCTAAACCATTGACCAATATCAAATGAACCAGGTATACAAGTTCCATACTTTGTATACTGTGGAGGATGCATCATTGGAGGAGTAAAATCTGCTACAAGTGATTCTTCTGCAAAAAAACTATAGAACAAGTTGATATTAACAAGAGGACCAGTTGTAATAGATGGAGGTCTTTTTATTTCATAATTTAAAAATTGTTGAGTTAATGGATGAAAAGTAGACTTCTCAAACCCTTGAGTAAAATCAAAAGCATAAGATGAGGACAATTCATTTTTAAAAACAAACGTATTTTTAAATCTAGAACCAGTTGCTGAACAAGAAAAATATGTTCTTGTTCCAGCATCTGACGTTCTAAGATTATTTAATTCACTAAATAGATTAGTTGGGTCAGGGTAAAGCATGTTCCATTCACCCTGACTCTCAACTTCCCAAGTCGCTTGAGGCGACCAATAGACATTGATTGTGTCGGTACTCATACTGCCCCCTTTATGGGGCTAGTGTCCACCCCTGTGTTGATTCATCCCAATGATACACCTTATCGTCTGTAGGGTATGGGACTGGAGCCTTCCATGAGCAAATAGTTTCATCAAAAACCCATGATGCATAACGTTTTATAGGAATAAACCCACCATCAGTACCCCATGAGGAATCAAAAGTAGCACCAATGCCAGCATAGTTTCCCCTAAAAGGAGTACCGCCATTTGAGTGTATATTATTCATTGTGTTGTATGAAGTACGCTTACATGTTTGACCTCGGAAATTACCGTACCAAACTTCAGGGCTTAACCCTTCAATAAGTTCTGTCTCATCAATTCCAGTAATAACTTCCGTTACAATATTGTTTTCATCAATAAATGCGTAATGTGCCATTATGGTGTCACCGTTCCTGTTCCTTGAGTAAATCTATAAACATTATAACCAGAGCGTCCAGAAGTATCAAGTGTATATGTAAGACCACTGCCAACGCTTAATGTTCTTGCTGTTACTGTAGCAATAACTACAACGCCAGAACCACCAATACCGCCATTACCGCCTCCGCCACCAGCACCGCCGCCAGTATTTGGGCTTCCAGCAACACCATTTGTGACGGTTGAACCTTGACCACCATTACCACCACCGCCAGAACCACCGCTACCAAAAGAGTTGGTGCTCTGAGCACCTCCACCACCACCGCCGCCACCAAGAGTTACAGATGTACCAGTAATGCTTGTTGCTGAACCTGCACCACCGTTAGTGTTAGTGGATGCAGCACCCGCTCCACCACCACCACCACCAATTGAATTGCCAGTTGATTGGTATGCATATCCGCCTTGGTTACCTTCTGATGGTGAATATGCACCAGCGTTACCAACAGCACCGCGAGAGGCAGTACCTGCTGCAGGACCACCACCAGAACCACCAGTTCCACCAATAGCACTATATCCGCCACCGTATCCGCCACCAGATGCCGAATAAGTACCAACTAATGAAGTACTACCAGCACCGCCGTTGGCATTGCTGCCACCAGCACTACCACCGCCACCAACAGTCACAGTAAATGGAGTTGCAAAGGCAATTGTGTAAGAAGTGTTAGTGCGGAAACCACCAGCACCTCCACCACCGCCTGCTTCAAAGCCACCACCACCTGCTCCTCCACCTCCGCCTGCTAAGACAAAGATTTCAGCATTATAACCAGTAGCAGGTGTTACGCTATTGCTTGCTGATGATTGAATACCAGTTCCATTAGCATTAGTTGCTGTAACTTTAAACGTGTATGTACTTCCATTTGTAAGACCAGTAACAGTAACTGAAGTTGAAGCAGTTGTAGTTGTAGCCTGTGCTGTTGCACCAATAAACGGAGTAACTGTATATTGAGTAATTGCACTACCACCAGTAGCAGGTGCAGTCCAACTTACAACAGAACTTGCATTTGCTTCTGTAGCAGTAACCGAAGTAGGTGTACCAGGCACTGTAGTTGCTGTAACGCTGCTGCTTGCAACAGATGCTGCTGATGTACCAAATTGATTAGATGCAGTAATTGTAAATGTATATCCAGTGTTAGAAGAAAAACCTGTTACAACAAGAGGAGATGCTGTACCAGTTGTTGTAAAACTTCCTGGAGAAGATGTTACAGTGTAACTTGCTGGATATCCACCAGTAGTTGCAGGAGTAAAGGCAACACTCATAGAACCATCGTTAAAGGCTCTGCTTGTTCCAATATTTGTAGCAGTTAAAGCAGTAGGAGCAACAGGTATAGCGTTAAGTGGATACCAACCAACAGCAGTATAAATTTCTATTTGAGCAAGGGTTCCATTGTAGTATGGTGTACCAATTGTAGGTGCAGCAGGACGACCAGCAGTTTCACCAGAAGATACACCGCCAGTACTTGGAATTGGAAATACTGATTGAGCCATTATACTATCTCCACTCCGCTAATATGAAACTTAACTGTAACTGCCGATGCAAAACCAGCAATAATTTGAGTTGTTGCTAGTACCTGTTTTAAGTCAAACATTGCTGTTGAGTTAGCAGCAATTGCTGCTGTAGTAAATATATCAACGCTGTTGAGCGTAAGAGTAAACGTAGCAGCAGATGCTGCCGAGTTAGTTACTACAATATTAGTTACAACTGCCGTAGTTGATGCTGGTACTGTGTATAAAGTTGCATTTGATGTTGCTGCTGCTGCTCTTGCGAGCACCTTGCTTGTTACTGTAGCCATTTGTTACTACCTTTCATTGTTAGAGTGCTTGCATTACTATAAGTTGTTCATCTGTTCCACCTGTGGCTGGTGTTGTATATTGAACACCTGTTCCAGTTGAAGTTAAAACTTGTCCGTTTGTTCCAACACCTCCACCAGCAGTAAGTGTGCCAGTTAAAACAGCAGATGTAAGAGTTTTATTTGTTAAAGTTTGTGTTCCAGTATCTGAAACAAGCACAGCGTTAGCATTACCAATAGTTGTACCGCCAGGAAGCAGTAAAGTATTAGTTGCTGCTTGAGCGTGAGTCTGTGCTTGAATCTTTTGTCCGTGTGAGTTAACGGTACAGTTAAGTTGTATATTTCCATCAGTTGTACCATCACTTGCTACAACTACATTTTTTAATGTTGGCGCATTTCCAAAAACAAGAGCACCAGTTCCAGTCTCATCAGAGATAACTCCTGCTAGTTGAGCAGATGTAGTAGATGAAAGAACGGCAAGAGTATCTGCTGTCTTAACTAAAGTAGCAGATGACGGAATAGTTGTACCGTTGACAGATGTGGCTGTAGCCACGCCAAGTACGGGAGTTACTAGTGTTGGGCTAGTATTCATAACAAATGTAGAACCAGTACCAGTTTGGGCTGCAACGGTAGTTGCCGAGCCAATAGATGTAATTGGTCCAGTAAGGTTACTTGGAGAACTAGTTAAATTTGCTTGAACAAAGGCAGTGGTAGCAATTTGAGTTGTATTAGTAGCCGATGATGCCGTAGGTGCTGTAGGCACACCAGTCAATGCAGGAGATGCAAGTGGTGCTTTAGCGGCTAGGTTAGTAGTAACTGTAGTTGCAAAGTTGGCATCGTCACCTAAGGCTGCAGCCAACTCATCAAGAGTATCTAACAACGCAGGAGCAGAAGCAATAACGGTTGCTAGACCAGCAGTAACTGCTGCATCAACATAAGCAGTATTAGCGGCATCTGTTGTATTAGCGGTAGGTGTACCCAAACCTGTAATCTTATTAGCACCCATAGCAATAGCACCAGACATAGTGCCACCAGCAAGCGGTAGATTAAGGGATGCACCACCAGTAACAGTTCCTGTTAAGTTACCAGTTACGTTACCTGTTACGTTACCAGTTACTGCACCAGTCAAAGGTCCAGAAAATAAGGCTGCGGTTACTGTACCAGAGGCAGTTAAGTTAGTAGCAATTGCTGTGCCAGTAACAGTAGGTGAGACAGCAAGAACTACCGAACCAGTACCAGATGTTCCACTAACGGTAGTTCCATTAATCTTTAGAACGTTACCTGTACCTGCTGTGTCTAAAGTTTTATTTGTAAAAGTATCAGTTGTTGCTTTACCTACAAGAGTATCAGTAGATGTAGGCAAAGTTAATGCACCCGTATTGCTAATAACAGCAATAACTGGAGCAGTTAAAGTTTTGTTAGTTAAAGTCTGTGTGTTAGTTGTACCAACTACAGCACCTGTTGCACCGTGTCCTGTGGTTGCTTCAATGTGTGTGTTAGCCTCATTTAAATCACGACCAATAACCATATGTCTAATAATTGCACCAGCAGAGTGTGCTACACCATTGCCAGCATTATCAACACCTCTAACAATAGTTAAAACAGAACCAGCAACTCCAGTTACATCTACAATTTCTTCAACAGCAGTATCTGGGTCAATAACAACAGTATAGGTTTCACCGCCTGAAGGCGTTACTGATGCCATTAAATTTGATGCGCTAGTTACATTCATAGTTGTAGCAACAGCAGTAATGGTGCTACTTAGCGTGGTCTGTTGTGCTCTGGACGAGTATTTTCTAGTTGTCATTTATCTGCCTATCAAAAGGAATAGTGGACACGGATAGGATATTTGTCTTGCTGGTTCTTTATTTCTTCGGCTAGTCTTTGATTAAACAAAGTATAAACTTGTCTAGTAATAGATTGAGATGAACCATATGGACGCTTGGAATCTGTTTCATCTGCCTGTGGGCTAACCATTGACGCACGTGCTGGGTCAAGATTAGATAGCAGACGATAAGTAGCACCAAGAATAACTAGGTCTTTACAAGACTCTGGCAAACCAGTTTGTGTTGCAAAC